TTCCATTTACAATTAATAATAGACTTTCTGTTGTTCCAACATCACATTTTTCTGCAACAACCACAAATAAATAAACTAAAGTTAATATTAATGTAGAAATACCAATGTTGCTATCTTGTTGATTCGAATATAATAGACTCCACATTATAGTTAATCCCATTACATAAACAATAGTTGTCAGCACTTTTTTTCTTCGTAATTCCGGAATTACTATTTTAGTCTTATATAAATCACATCTAAAAAAGAACCCAAGAATAATACCTCCACCTAACAACCAATACTTCGAAAGAAAATCTATAAACAAATTAACAATTTCTGCAATCATTTGATCTATAATCTGCATAATGTCACCTCTATAGATATTATAAACCATCTTATCTATTTTCTAAAACTATAAATAAGCAAGTTCGTGATTTTGCATAAAAGAAAGACACCTTGAGTTCGATTGTGTTGTATAATGAAAGTGCTCAAACTAATATTTACAGCATTCACGAAAGAAGGTGTCTCCTACAAATACTATACATCATTCAGCATTCATATACAACCAGTTTAAAAAATTAAATTTGTGCAAATCGTATTCTAATCGAATGATCAATCATCTTATGAGTATCCTGATTAGCATCTTTCTTTCTGGATACCATGGGAAAACCACGGATTTTGCTAAAAACAGTTCTTGCCACAGAACTACGGAAAGTTCACATTTTTACGACTACACTTGGATTTAGCAGTCTTGTTTATGCAGAGGAACAACAACAGTTACTTCGCCAAAACTCTTACATTCCCAGTCATGGATCTCTTTTATAGCCTTCTAACAATCCTCTCCATATAAACGGTATAATATTTCTTTCTATAATTAGAATTCAAAATTGATATGTAACCATTAAGCCATTGCTGTTGATGATCTCATGAACTGTCACTGTGAACTTCCTATAAAATTAACTCTCAATAAGCATAGGTTATTCCACGGATCGTTTTCTGCGTGATTCCATGCCTAAAATCAGGAATTTTGACCTCGTAATCGAGTTGCATGGCGCTCTCCTAACGAGAGTTAATTAACTCTCTATTAGCATAAGCACCTTTTTCGAAAAATGGTTACAGAAAATGCCAGTTTTTGGCTTAAAATCGACGTTTCTGAAGTTGAGCACTCTCGTGTTTCAGGAACGAGAGTTACCTCTTCCAATTCATGCTAATACCCCCATTGGGTATATACTATTTAAATTCACACTTATAATCAATATATTTCCCAATCCTTTTCAAATCTATCTTATCTTCAAGGTAATCTTTGGGACTAATACAAATAGTTAACTTCCGAGCAATCTTGTCTTTAGAGTCAACAAAAATATTAACGGTTTCTTTTACAACATTTTCTAATGTTGCTTCTCGAATCGCAGCTTTTCCCGTTCCCATTAAAGGTGTAGCAATATCATCACAGTGGCCAAACAAAAGTATAGCGTTTAATAATCCTTTCAGAGCAATATCGACATTGTGGTATGTCTGATTTATTGGTTTTCCATATTTGTTTACATCATTTATAGCGACAAAATAAAAATGTTTTCCCCTTACATCAACTTTTGCCACTGTTCCTACCGGATATTGCTTTACTGCACCATGTATATCTGAACTATCTTCGCCAATAACTCCCTGCTGTTCGAGACTAGTCGCAATTAATTTATCCAATTCATTCATATTTTTTGCAAAATATTTGAGTTGAAAAGCTCCTTGCACACTATTTGGGCTAACATATTCGGCCTCCATAATTGTGCGAAAATATGTATTTGTGGGTATCACATAACTAGACGCTTTTATGGAGAATAGATCATTTACCTCAACCTCAACTTGAAGGTCATCATCTTTTACCTTACTTTTGTAAGACACCTTTTCATGATTTTTAACAAAAGATGTGATGGTGCCTATTAATATTAGAATCATCCAATATCTCTTACAAAGATTTTCAGCTGTAGTAAATCCTATCAAATCTTTCAGAAGAACTGAAAAAGCGAAAACAGATGAAATATAACCTATCGCCGTACATCCTAATTTGAATACTGCTGCGATGGTATTTTTTTCAGCCATTAAACACTTAATCCATATTTTTATTTTGTCATAAAAAACACCCTTTTTTCTATTCATATCCAAGTGCTTTTTTGATATATTGATAGTCACCAACTTTTTCTCCCTGAGCATTCTTTTTCCAAAATGGATGTGCATTTTCTTCATATGCATTCATGTACGCAGGAAGCCACTTTGACTGTTTATTCAGCGAATTATAAACTATAATAATTGTCTTATTCTTCTTTTGTGCCTGCATAAATTCATGCTTAAGGTAAGAAAATGCATTGATGCATCCTACGTCATCATTGGGACCTGGTGTTGATGTTTTTCCATATATTTTACAGGTATCTGATCCATTCGCATTTTGCTTATATGGTGTACAATCACATCCCTCGCCATCACTATTTCTCTTACATGAGCTGCCAGCTGTGCGGGAAGCTGTTTTATCACCAACAATGAAAATAACTGCTGAAGAGGCACAAATCTGCGCATTAAATTCCTTCTTTAAATCACACGGGCGACAATCTTTATCGTTTGATATGCTTCCTGATGCAACTTGCGCAGTATCGACATAATCCACTTTATGTTTGACATCCTTTCCCCACGAATGAAGTTCATTGATCACATCGCGATCACCATCATCTGCAGAATAATCTGCACTAATATATACTCTCTGGCTCATTAATAATCCTCCGTTGTAAAATTTTAAGTTCTAAATAATCAGATTGACTATTTTATACAAAAGTATTTCATCTAGTCACTCCACTTATATCTCAATTTATACTTGCTATACATTTTATAATCTAAATATTTTTCTTTTTGCAGGCGCCCTATAACGATATATGGCATTACATTCTGGGATTCAGCATATCTGCAAATTGCTTCAATAGAAAAATCTTTTCTTTGAATAAACATTTCATAGCTTTCCGGAGACAAGAGCATATTACTTGCAAAAAGATCAGCAGCTAATTCTTTGTCTTGATCATTACCATAGTCTAAGAATTTCAGATTTTTCCCTATATCTCCATTAACAATATGGCCGATTTCATGGAATAAGGAAAACCAAAAAATATCGGCAAATTCCCCCCTTATAGTCAAAACCATTTGATATATGCCATCACTTTTTTGAGAAATATATCCTTGCACAGGAGCACCTCTGAAATTTTTTACAACTGAAAAATCTATTCCATATTTCTCCATTACATTCTTTAAATCTCTTTGTATCACTGCGTTTTTACAGCACATAACACTTTTTATTTCATGAATTAAATCAGTAGTATATTTTTTCTCGAATTTAGCTGACATGATTTTATCGTTTCCAGCAAGCTGACACAGACGAATCCATGCACCAAGCACATTTGGATTTACCGTGGCATAACCAGCCATACGAAAAGCGCCAACTGGAATCATTTCTTTCAAATTTTCTATATCACTAATTTGTAAAACCTTTCGCAAAGAAAGAATGGAATCATCTTTATTTTCTCCTGTAGGCATCATTCCTCTTTGCCTCAAATATTTTACAATATCCTTTAAATCTTCTCGTACACTGCGTTCTTTATCAGTAATTGTTTGCTCTTCGTTTATTTCTAAAAGTTCCGCCTCATAATTTGCCTGAAGGTTCAACCAAAAAGACTTTGGTACTCCTAATGCATATTCTAATCCCATCGCAAAGTTCGCAGATATGCCCTTTTTCCCCGCAATTACATTACTTACGTAAGCCGGAGAAACCCCGGCTCTTGATGCCAACTCAGCCTGCGTAATTCCACGGTCTTCTAACACATCGGCAATAGTTTCTCCCGGGTGAATTATTAGATCACGAGATATACCAATTTTCTTTGCTGCCATGGTAATCACTCACTCCTTCCACTTCAATTTCGGTACAAATCATAATAGTATCTTGCGTTGCATTTGGTTCAATAATCAATCTGGCATTTGGTGCCACATGTAACGAATACCGAATTTGCTGATACCCTTCAAGTGGTTCCGGTTTTCCTAATCCTAATGCTAAAAAATCTCCAAAACACTCTGCTGCTTTTAAGCGATCCATATGCTTTTTTATAGTTTTTACCCATTCAAAAGGTATTTTCTTTTGCATTTTATAATAAAAACAAACTATCCAGCATTTACAGTACCTAGAGGGTTCAAATGTAGGAATAATCGAGAAATAAACGACATCCACACAAACTTAACCACCTCTATCTACTGTTCAAAACCGTCTTCAATCACATCGCCCGTAGAATCCAAAAGAACCGAGTTGCGAGCTTTGCGATAGATGGTTTGTCCCTGAATTGTTTTACCGGAACTGTCTTTGATTGGGTTTCCACTTGAGTCCTGGATGTTGTCTAAGAACACGAACTCATTAGGATATCCTGCGAAAGCCGTTCCGGTAATAATTGTACCATCTGCTTTGTGTGCTGTATAGCCCTTTAGCAAAGCTTCTTCCGTAACAGTATCGCCGGTAAGGTCGATCAAAACTTTATTGCCGAATACGACTTTATTCGCAGCCATTTGACAAAACCTCCTTATCCGATTGTAACAGTCTTTCCTCCGGCAGAGTTATCGGTTTCTACATATGGGATTGCCTTAACTGTAACCTGAGATAAGCAGTTGTACTCTTCATCGGGCATGATCGTCTGAGCTTCTTTGGACGGTGTTACTTCCTTGCTCTGTGGCTTCATATCCTCAGAACCAGACATGGCACCCTCAACGCCAAGAATCGTCACACCCTCACGAATGTTAGTAGCAATAAGCTTTGCCTGTTCGGTGGCGTCAATAGACACCTTACCAGAGCCATCATGATAGCCTTGCGGTACTGTATATTCTCCAGCCACAGTTGAGATGATACCCTTGACGGCGCCGTTGTTCTTCATAGTACCTGTAAGCTTACTTCCACGGGCGTGCGCAGTCTTTCCTACGAGAATCTCAGCGACAGCCGCAGTATCTTCGGAAGTATCGCTGTCGAATGTACAGGTACCCGTGATCTTTGCACCACTCTTATCATGAGCAGTAATACCTTTGAGGACCTTATCTGCACTGACGGAATCGCCAGTAAGATCGATAAGGACATCCCCCCCGTAAATGACTTTGTTTACATTCATATTTGCCATAATGTTTAGTCCTCCATGACACTTTCATTATTTTTCTTTATCAGCAGTCTTGTTGTACTGGGATGTACTGATTCCAAGGATAACACCAAGGAAAGTATCAACCGCAGTGATGGTTCCGACTACCTGCTCTCCATACGGGAGACCCCAGATTCCAGCCAGTGCAAAATATAATGTACCAGCAGCCGGAAGCAGATACATAGCAATCCACTTAAGGATGTCGTATGTCTTGTTACTCATGCTCATTGTGCTCTTCCTCCTTCTCTATAAATTTATGAATCGGGAGTTTGTCCACCTCCTGCATAATTCGCTTTGCTGAACCATTCCCGCCCATACGTTCGTAGGGTTCATAGAGATACACTCTCAGATTCTCATATTCATCCTGGGTTACACACCCACGGTCAATATACGACATTCCAAGATACATGATCCTGTCATGTGCCAATCCAATAAGCATCTCTGTTTTTACATCTTTTTGCTCGCTTTTCTTTTGCAAATAGGCCCACAGCCCAGAAGATGCAAGAACTGAGCTAAAGATCGTAAGTACAACCTGAAACCATGGTTCCATCGTTTTCCTCCTTCTTTATGTGCAATCATGCAGACCTATCAGAAACAATCAGCTTCTTGTTGACTATTGTGATTTCCTTACTAAATAGGTCTTATTCGGCCTCTTTCGTGCAGCTCGAATTCCTGTGTCGGTCCATTTTGAAGTGTCCGATTTATTAGATCGTCTTGGATTTCAAATATATACCGCAGGAAATTCATCATGAATTTTTGCGTCGATTCTTTCCACTTGCTGCTTTTCACAGAGACCTTATAAGCCCTATACAAGTTATTGGCGTCACAGACAATCTCCTCGTAGTTCATAACCTATTCACCGTTATAACAATACTTACCGTAGTAAATTGTATTAGGCTTTATTATTTATCCTTGCGGAACAGATAGCATCTCCTTCTTCGTTGGTTAATCGAAGAATCCGGACGAACTCCATTAGAGTTCGAAGCGTTGTTGTAGTTCGTATTGCCATTGTTGTTCACATTGGCAAAGTTAGCCGAAGAAACGACGCAATTTTTAGATGTTACCCTTTTTCTAACCGCGACTTAATCGCCATGTCTCTTTGACGCCACCTTTTTATCAATCCGATTTCTCGGTCGATAGCTTTAACATACCGGTTGTATAAATTCAGATCTACATCAAATATTTCAACAACCCGTTGTAACTCATTGATGAGCTGCTCGCAATTTACAATGGCCGCATTCTGGTAATCTCTCCTGGTCTCGTACTCGTGCATTGTCCGTGGGTAAATGGTGTTTGCCGCTCTAACATTGCTCGTTATCAGGGAAGCACACTGGTTTACTTTCGATTTGAAACTCCGCATCAGTTCCCTGTACTTAGCAAAGTTTTCTTCCGAAATTTCTCCATACGCATACTTCTTCCGAACAAAGCCGTCCACATCCTTAACACCAAATCCCCTCTGCATAAGGAGTATCAGCATATCATGCAACTCGATCGAGTACGTAATCGCTTCGAATTTTGACTCTTTTCTGTCGCCTAACAGAACGCTCATTCGTAATCTTTACCGGTGATCTCAGCGAACTCCTCTTTGGTAATCCAGCCCATCTTCACCGCATTACGAACTCTGGTCTCATTCCACATTTTCATGCTGTACCAAAGCTTTACTTTACTGTAATTCTTGCTATGTTCCATGGTGATCCTCCTTCTTAAAGCTCTACATTGGACATCATCGCAATGTAGGCGATGTCAGACTGCATTTTGATTCTGGCAAATTCCTCCTCAGAAATATCTCTAAGGACAAACCAGTATTCCCCGGGAACCTGCTCAACGATCTGAACCAGTTCCATGTTTGGATGAACAGTCTCAGTTGTTCCGTCGCTGATAGTAACCGGAGAGCAGTTATCTGCAAATACGGATTCCTCGATCTTTTCTGTGGAAATGAAATTGTTTCCGTTCAACTTAAGATTGGAAATCTCAGTTCCATTACCGAGGGTAATTTTATAGATTTTTTCTTCCATGATTAGAAGCTCCTTTCAAAAATATAAACGGGGCACAAGGCCCCGCGATCTTAATTAACCAACCGGGAAGACCGGACGAACTCCATCAGAGTTCGAAGCGCCGTAGAAGCCCGTAGCGCCATAGCTGTCCACACGGGCAAAGTCAGCCGAAGAAACGACGTCTCTTAACCACTGGTTGTAAGATCTGTTTACGATGAATTTAGGGCACACCATGAACAACGCCAGCTGAGTCTTGCTGATTGTGTAAATACTCGGAACAGTAGAACCGTCAGAAGTCGGACTGAAATGAAGATGCCCATACATCATAGGTTCATTCGGGAGCTCAATACTGGAATCAAACCATGCTCCACCGGACGGTTTTCCGTTTGCAACCGCATTACACAGGTATTCTCTGTGAGTAAGAACAGAACCCTGGAAAGCCGCATTGACGATTGTCTTTGCGTTCGCCAGGTTCTTTTTATACATCTCAGAACCAACGTATCCACCGGTTGTAATATTGGTAGTATTCATCTGTGCGTTGTAAAGCGCTTCATCCGGCATGATCACGAGATGATGGCTGGTAAATGCAGTGTCACCGCAGTTGTACCAGTAATCCATATCAACGATACGCCAGATACGGCCTCCGATACTCCAATAATCGCCAAGGAACATTCCTTTAAAGGAACCATCCTTAATAGCGGCTTTCTGTACCGCTGTCAGAGCTGTTCCAAGATTCTTACCTCTGAAGATAACTCGGCGAAGCTCCACTGGAGCAAAGCTATCTAACATGGCAAAGAGTGCATCTTCAGCGGCGATAGCCTTGTTTCCGTCCGCAGTCCCGATGAGTAATTTGTTACCAGATACCAGCTCGTTGATCTGGGTAAGTTCGGAAAGATTTACTCCTCCGATAAAATCTTTGGAACTTAAAAGACCAATTAACGCCTTTGCTAAAGCATCTGCTGCAATGGTCTTTGTCCCGTTAGGTCCGTCAAGCAGGAAAATATTACTTGCTGCTAATGCCTGGACCTTTTCGTAGTCTGTGATTTTCATTTAATGAATCCTCCTTTATTTGATGACAAAAATAGCCCTACCTTCGATAACATCACCATTACTGTCACGGAGAAGATCACTGGAATATGTACGTCCAATGACCGTATCCAAATTGCTGTCAGTAATGGATGCGTCCGAAGAATCGAGCACGTCTCCGTAAGTACGGTATCCATTGTCATAAAGCTTCTGATATACCGTGTATTCATTTTCAAGGTTGGAACTGAACTGGTTAAGAATATCTACCTGCTCCTGCAATTCCAGAAGCTTTTTCGCAAGACTCGCTGCTGTATTGCCATCCAACAGTGCCTGCAACTGCTCAAACCAATCGCGAAATTCTGTTTCTGATTTCTGTTTCCAATCAGCCATTTCCGCAGTATTGATGCTTGTGTATTCGTTGAACCACGCCTCCCATTTTTCTTTCCAATAGGTACTTGTGGCTTCCATATCTGCTGTATGCTCCGAGTACCAAAGGTTCCACTGAGCTTCCCATGTTAAATATGCCGACTGAATCTCCTCAGTCTGTGCCAGAAACCAGGTAGACCACTGCTCTTTCCAAAACTTATTTGTTTCTTCCATATCAGTAGTCTGCTTTTCGTAGAACTCTTTCCACTGGTCCTGCCATTGAGCAATCAAATCATCGATTTCGACCTTGTCCAATGGGGCCGTTACGAATGGACACTCCGAAGTTCCAACGCAGTTCGTGATGTTTGCCTGTCGAATAGAAGTAACTCCGGCGCCGACATAAATATACGCCAGCGGATATTGCCAGCGATCATTTGTCTTCACCATCGTAGGTTTCGTTGGATTCGATGCTGGGGTTCCTTTAATGATTTTGATGTCATTTGCTCTGACGGCCTCTCTCGAATCCACTTCAAGCACAACTGCATCATATCGGTTCAGCAGAATCTCGGACTGTGGAACTACTAACGGTAACAGAGCGTCATTCAGCGTCCAAGTGTGATTGAACCAGGCTCGTCCGACACCAACGTTGATAATCATTGCTTCCGATTCTTTTACAACCATTGCAGTTCCGACATGCTGCAATATTCCGTCCTGAATGATTCCATCGAAAATGCTGGACATCTGAATAGCATCGTAGCGCCGATCTCCTTCTTTTGAATTATAAAATCCAAATGTTACACTCACTTCTTCATCACGCTCCTTCCTGTTCTATAGTCTTAAAAGTCGGATAGACGGAATAACCGTCCTTATCTTCTGAACGAACAATTTCAAGAATACGAGCTTTTGTCTCGTGTCCGTATTCGTTCGCAATCTGTACAATGTCCCCGTTAAAGAAATCTTTTCCATACTGGAACATGATAGTTGTTTCTGTTTCTCCCTCGAATGAGGTAATGCTCACATTTTCAGCAAGCTTTTCTTTTCCTCTTTGCTGCAACTGTGCCATATACTCGGCATCGGTCAACGCATCATCGCTTCCAACATTTGAAGAAATGTCACGAGCGTCCGTAAACAATTCTCTGCGATTCAAACCAGAGCCACCACCAACCGTAGTATATCTTCGATCGGCGCCCTCACCTTCTCCACCAACCAAGGTCACTGTCTTCAACGAAGCTTTAGATTCGATGTAGTTACTATTGATGATGTTCTCGAATTTCGGTGAAAATATAACGTAGGGATTCTCCGTCTGATCGTATGATCTATCTGAACCGGCATACAACTCAAATACGAACTGCTTTTCATCATTCAGAGTGAGCTTGAAACCGATACCCTGCTCCTCGCAAATTTTCTGGATGACATCATACAGGTTATCTCCCGTGTACTGAGCTTCCAGTTTCAACTTTGTAATTGCTGGATCGGTTGATTCTTTGAAAATAAAGTTTGGAATTTTTCGATTGCTGTCTGACGGAGAAATTACATTCTCGTTGAGCAGTGTTTTTATTCCATTTTGAAGATTTCCGCTTAATAGTTTCTGTCCCCAGACGATTCGCCTGTCGAGGATAGATTCTAATGAACGCCCAGTAACCGTTACATGGTTACCGTCTTCGGTATCTGAAGTAATCTGGATTTTCTCCACGATCATCACATGTTCAGATTCCTTGCTCTGCAAATAGTAATCCTGTTTGATGTAGTCAAGAAGACCCTCTCGCATTGCTTCATACAGTTCAAAGTCACCGTAAGCGTAATACCGATCTGTCCAGATGAAGGACTCGTACGTATCCACAATAGAGACAGCATCTAGGTTGGTGTTTAAAATTGTCACATCCATAGTGCTTATACCCCCTCGTAGACTATACGGTTCTCAATCTTAAACTGTAAATTTGTACTTCCGTACTCAGCCGTATAAGCAAAGATGTTGTCGCCCTTCGCAAGCTGGAACCAATCAGCGTTTTTATCCAGGCAGTTCAAGATGTTTGTAGTCTTTCCGTTCCTAAGAAGCGTAATCGACTTGTTTCCTTTTACGGTGCAGATAATGATTTCATCACCTGCTATAATTCCAGAGCCAGTGAATTTCTCCAATTTATCGGTATCGATCCGCATCACTTCACGAGTACCGGTATTGTAGATCGTAATATTGCTGGTTTCACCGATTGCGTGAATCGTAATAGTCACTCCGATTTCAGCGTCGCCATTATATACAACCACCTGCTCTGTTTCATTTTTGATTTCTCCCATTTCTAGTAACGGGTCCTTAAGAGATTCATTACTGAAAGGAAACTCGAACAGTGCCTCTACACCATAGAAGATGGTTGTGTTGATTCCGTCTTTTCCGGCAGAGTAAAAGAAAGGATTCGGACACACGATTGAGATATCCGAACCCTCGTCTTTACTGAAGATTGTTGGGTCGTTTGATTCGACATACCCTTCAATCTCTGCCTGCCTATTATCGGTTTCGATAAGCATTGTGAGCTTCTTTTTAATAGGAAAATACTTGTATGAGAGCTGTCTTACGTCTTCAATGGAATCCTTCCACATATACGCAAGAGAAATAACAATGTTTCGGCTCGGCATCCTTGAAGAATTGAACAGACTTCCATCGTTTGTAGCGATTTCCGTCGTATTGATGTTCGCTTTTCCTGGTCCCAAGCCAGTTACAGACTTGATGATGAAACCGGATTCCTCCGGTCTCGCCAAATCAAGTCGGATACTATCGCCAAGATAGTTCGTAAACGTGACTGCTCGAATCAAGTTTCCACCATCCTTTCCATCGCCGAGAACTGATTCTTCGTCTGCCGATAAATCTCTGTTCTCGACAGTGCCTTAGGCGAATAGTTATTCTGTGTAAAGTTATAAGAGTTACCTGTATTCGGATTAGTATCTTCATTTTGAAGATTCCGTCCACGAGCTGCTGCAATTCCTGTGCTGACGGTTAAAGCCTGCGATCTACTGAACAGCGTATTCAGTCGATGACTCTTCTCTTCAACGTCTGACAGATCCAGAATCGGTCGAATCGTAGGCTGACCATCAACACCGTTGTCGATCATATCCTTAACCTTTGCGATTGCATTTCCGAGACCTGTTTTTGCCGAATCAGCCATTTCAGCACTGGCATTATATGCCTTCACCGCATAAGTTCCGATGGCATTAACGAATCCCAATCCAAAGAAATCACCGATGTGGTATCCTACTCTGGAAGGTGAATGCTCGTCCAGTTCGTCTTCTGCTGCTTCTGCCGCAGCCCTTGCCATTGCTCTGGCTTTAGCTTCCGCGCGGTACGTATTCTCACTGATTCCATCAGCAAATCCCTCCACCAAGTAAGTACCAGCCTGTTTAAACTGATCATGATAATCCCGGATAGCTGTTACAGAAGCATTAAGATTGCCAGTGAAAGCTGTTTTTACTTCTTCGGCTTTTTCCTTAACACCAGCGATGAACTTAATCATGCACTGCATTCCTGCATTTTGAAATTCCGGATACTTGTTCGCGATAGCTGTAAGGCATGAACTTAAGATGTTTACAAACGCATTTCTGGTTTCGTAATCTTTCGATTTAACTCCAGCAATAAGCTTGATCATAAGGTTCGCACCCGCAGTATTGAACTGAGTCTGCTTATTATTGATTGCAGTGATGCAACCGCTAATAATGTTGGTAATTGCAGTTTTGGTATTTCCGTCCTGAGATTTAATTCCGCTGATAAATTTTGTCATCAACGTAGAGCCAGCAGTATTGAACTGGGTTTGATAGTTCGTAAGAGTCGTAAGTACAGCCTGCATCATGGTCGTAAACGTAGATGTCAGATTACCTTTCTGAGCATTAGCCGCATTGATGAATGTCGTCAGCATAGAGGTCGCGGCGGATGTCACTCTTCCGCTCGCATCTGTAAACGCATTGATGAAACCGTCGATACCGTTGTTTCCAAGCTGAATCAGTGCTGTGCTAAAACCACTCATACCACTCGTATCTAATTCCGCCATTCCTTTAGCCATTTCAACAAGTCGATTCACCTGGGTAATCACACTTGACATGATTCCGGTATCGATTCCAGAAATAGAATCCGAATAACTCTTAATTCCACTTCCGAACTGAACCAGACTATCACCAAAACTACCAAGATCGTTGTCACCGGTAAACCAGCTTACAAGTCCTCCGGTATTTGGAATGGTGTTGGCAAGCTCCACTAGGGCTTTACCAGCTGTTGCTGAGTTCGTAATAGCCGCGGAGTCCATACCCATAATAGCTTCAGAATATGCCTTCATAGCTTCACCGAACGGTACAAGTTTCTCACCGAAAGTATCAACATCGTTGTTTCCAGTAAAGAATGCTACAACGCCACCTGTATTGGGAACAGTATCAGCAAGCTCGACTAAAGCCTTGCCCGCCGTTGCAGAATTGACGATTGCATCGGCTTCCAGTCCACGAACCGCATCGCCAAATGCTTTCATTGCTTCGCCAAATGGTACAAGCTGTTTTCCAAACTCACCCATATCGTTTTCACCAGCAAAGAATCCTACGACACCACCAGAATTTGGAATGGTTGTTGCCATCTCTGCCATGGCCTTGCCAGCGATTGCCGCTTCTGTAACGGCATTTGCATCGAGTCCAGTAATTGCATCCCCGAACTGTCTCATAGCTTCGCCAAATGGTACAAGCTGCTTTCCAAAGGCAGTCATGTCATTTTCTCCTGCGAAGAAAGACACTAATCCGCCTGTATTTGGAATTGTGGCTGCCATTTCAGCTAATGCTTTGCCAGCTGTCGCCGCATTTGCCACGATTTCCCCGTCCATGTTTCCGATAGCTAACGAGAAATCTCTCATAGCTTCGCCAAACGGTACAAGTTCCTCTCCGAACTTAGATAAAGACGATCCTCCTGTAAGCCAAGAAGTCAATCCCTGTAAAATATCAGCCGCTGTCAGAATAAGCACAGTCTCGGCTAATGCCTTTACTCCGTCCATCATAGATGGCTGAATCTGACTAGCTCCCTGTAAAAACGGCTGAACATTATTCATAAAAGTGGATAAATCAGCTCCAATTTGCGGGAACTGACTCGACACACCGCTCATAAATCCGCCGACGATTCCACCAACGAACTGACCGATTGCCGTTCCGATTCCCTGTAAAAGCTTTCCACCTTCTCCGATAAGCCAAGAAAGTCCTGGAAGTTTCGATAAGAGTCCGACGGCTGCAAGCACTAACGCCATCTCAGCAACAACCGCACCCATACCAAGGATTCCAACCATTGCTCCTGGAACAAGCGATGCTGTTGCACTAAGAGCAAGCATAATAGCTGATAACAGACCGATTCCGGCAATTCCTTTTAGCAAAGCTCCAGTATCGATTCCTCTCAGTGCATCGACGATACCAGCGAAAAATGCTACGAGTACATCGACACCAGCTTTAATCAGTGACGGCAGATTACTAGCAATACCATCTAAAATTCCAATAAGGAATTTGAAAGCTAGATCTACAATTTGAGGCGTATAAGTAACCAGAGCCGCTAATACACCAACCACTAATTGTAAAGCTCCGTCTGCCAGCTGCGGTACACAGGATACGAAAACATCGATCAGCGTTAAGACAACTGCCTTTACAGCTTCACCAATAGCTGGCGCTCCGGCAGCAATAACTTTGCAGATTGCGATAATTCCTTCTCCGACTTTTGTAAGAACAGCCGGAATTAAGCCAGCGATACCAGTAACGATAACTGTCAGTGCTGCTACGATTGCAGTCGCTCCAGCGGCACCAGCAGTTGCCAGCGCTGTGAATCCGATAGCAAGTGCCGAAAGTCCTGTGCCAGCTGCAAGTAAACCCGCTCCGATTGTAAGAACCCCAACACCAATCAATGCAAACGCTCCCGATAATGCCAGAATAGTCGGAACCAATGGTGTAAGTACCGCGCCTGCTACGCCGATAATTGTGAATGCTCCGGCAATAGAAATAAGTCCTTTCGCAATCGCTTCCCACGATAACGCTCCCAAAATACTGAGTACCGGCGCAAGAACAGCTAAGGCTCCGGACGCAACCAACAATGCTGCTGATCCACCAAGCGTACCTTTCATGAAATTGAGACTGATAGCCAACTCAGCTAAGGCCCCACCCATGACGGTAAGACCTCTACCGATCTCTTCCCACTGCATACCTCCGAATTTACTCATACAGTTTGCAATGGTTTCAAGTGCGCCGCCGACGATAACGAGCCCAGTTCCAATACCGATCATGTTCTTCGGCATCAGATTAACAGCAATAGCTACCTCTGCAAGTGCGCCGCCCATAGCAGTTAAACCTCTGCCGATTTCATCCCACTGTAATTGACCAAAATCTTTTACAGCGGAAGCAAAGATTTTCATTGCAGCGCCAATAGCAATTAAGGCTACGCCAGTAGACATTACGTGTTTTGCATTTCCAGCCAAATTCGTAAAGACAGCAAGTTCGGCAAGTAATCCACCGATTCCAGCTAATCCTTTTCCAATCTCGCTCCACTCCATCTGACCAAAGTCTTTGCAAGCGGACGCCAAAACCTTCATTGCTGCCGACAGAATAACGATTCCAGTTGCAGTGCTGATCATTTTCCCGTTGAATTTTGCAACTCTAAGGAATACAGCAATCTCAGCAAATAATACTCCTACTCCTGTTAATCCACGTCCGAGTTCATCCCACTGTAATTTCGATAAATCCTCACATGCTGAAGCCAGAATTTTGATAGCCGCTCCAAATATAATTAAGCTGGTAGCGCCTTTCATAACCTGCTTCTGACTGCTTGCCATGGCTTTAGATGATGCAACAACAATAGTCGTAAGACCAGCAATTCCAACCAACCCTCTTGCAAGTTCACCCCAATCAAGGTCTGAAACCTTCTTCAAAGCTCCTGCCAAAATGGATACTGCAACTGACATAGCAATCATTGCGGTACATGCTTTAGATACTTTTCCCGTATCACTACTGATTTTATTGAAAATCGCCATCGCTCCAAGTAAATTAGCAAAGAGTACAGTAATTGCTCCAAGAGAAGCTGATAGTTTATCACTATCGATCAGGGAAATTGCAACGATAGAACCTGCAAGCAAAGCGATTGCTGCTCCAATTTTAAGTAGCGTTCCAGCTTTAAGATTTGTCTGATATGCCTCAAAGCAGCCTCTGACCCCGTCAAGAATTCCAGTTACACTCTTTAAGAATTTAGAAACTGATAAAGCGATTCCACCGACAGCAATGCTGTTAAGAATATCAAGAACTCCGCTGAAATCTGCATTTCCGAGTTTCTCGGCAAGTGTTCCCATCATAGTCCCGACTGCATCGGCAATACCGCCAGCAATTACCTTTACAGCTGTCCACAATGCTTCCATGACTTTGAGAAATTTACATTTTTCCAGTGCTTCTCCTATCATCTCAAAAGCAACAATGACTCCGCTCTTCATTTTTCCAGCACCATCACCAATCTGAGCCATGCGATCATGTACTCGTTCAAGGAATGAGTGGAATAATTCAAATCCAGGAAAATCGAACTTCTCCCCGGCAGCTTTTCCAAATTCTTTTACTTTTTCTCCGGCAGTTTTAACAAACGTAATAGCTGTATTTACGATATCAACGACAGTCGAAACTGCTTTGCCAAAGACGTCTGTCTTCTTTACAGTTTCATCAAGCTTAACAAGATACTCACCGAAACTTCCAGTAAGTGATAACACTCCGTTTCCAGCCGGTATGAAAAGACCGATCAATTCGCCGACACCACC